CCTCCCCAGAAAGTCCAGCACTAGGAGCTCTTTGGTTAAAATCTAACACAAAGCAATTGTATGTATATTCTGACGAAGGATGGATTTTAATTGGGCCCGAAGGTGACGAAAATTTTGGTCAAAATAGAATTAAGTCTGTTATCCTTAGAGATTTAGGACTGGTTAATCATATCGTATTAGTAGCTTATGTTGACGGTGATGCGCAGTTTATCATTTCGTCAGATACTTTTTCAATATATCCAGCAGACATCATTACTGGATTTGGCGATTTATTTCCTGGTATTAATGTAAGAAATTCTAGTAATTTTGTTGGTAATGTTAAGGGTAATTCAGATACTTCAACAAGGTTACAAACTTCAAGATTAATTAATGGAGTACCTTTTGATGGTACTTCTAATATTAGTATAACCTCTAACACGACCGGTACTCTCACTGCCGGTTCATATATTTCTGGAAGTAATTTTAATGGAAGTTCTAATACAACATGGTCAGTAGATGCTTCTTCTTTAAATACCATAGGAACTTTAGTTGCAAGAGACAGCACAGGCAGCTTTGAAGCAGGAACAATAACCGCAGATGAATTTGTTGGAGTATTGAATGGTAATGTCAACGTAGATTACGGTCAGAGCGTATTCAATAAAATTATCTGTGATAATATTGAAGGATTTACATTTAACGGAACCGCTGCAAAATCATTAGCCTTAGAACCAGGTAGAAATATTAATGGTGTATTTTTTGATGGAACTAGCGACATAACTGTTCCTTCAGCGGCCGGAACACTCATTGGTACAACATTGGCCGCAAATGTTCTTAGTTCTTCATTAACTAGTGTAGGTACATTAACAGCATTATCGGTAGCTGACCCCGGCATCACAATTGGGGGGTCGGGACAAATAAGACTTTTAATGGAGTCAAGTTTTCCAACTTTAAAAATTACCAGCGGAGACGGTTTAAAAGTTACCATTAATGATCCTTCTCAGGGTGGCGGCCAAGCAGATTTTGAATTTATATCTAGTCAAAGATCGTTATCTTTGGGAGGATTAGAAGCACCTGCATTTGTGGGCGATTTATCCACTACCTGTAATTTAGGATTACCAACTAAACCGTTTGGAAAAATTTATGCCAACATACTTTATGGAACTGCAACTACAGCACAGTACGCAGATTTGGCAGAAAACTATCAAGCTGACGATTACTATGAACCGGGAACAGTATTGGAATTTGGCGGCAGACACGAAGTAACTTTAGCACAAGATGGAACCCAAAGAGTAGCAGGAGTTGTAACTTCAAACCCTGCATATCTAATGAATTCTAAATTGCAAGGAGAACACGTAGTGGCAATTGCGTTACAGGGACGTGTTCCTTGCAAAGTACGAGGAAGTATTAAAAAGGGAGATATGCTTCAAGCAGCCAGCGGCGGATATGCTAGACCAGCTATATCTCCTAAAATAGGTACAATTATCGGAAAATCTCTTGAAGATTTTGAAGGAATAGAAGGTGTAATTGAAGTAGCCGTAGGTAGATTATAAAAAACAAGCTGATAAATACTAAAATAGATTTGGAGTGTATTAATGGCATATCAAGTAGATAGATATAATGGAACCTTTTTAGTTTCGATTGAAGACGGAACCATTGATACCACCACTGATTTAAGGCTATTGGGAAAAAATTATGCCGGTTACGGTGAAGTACAAAATGAAAATTTCGTACATTTATTAGAAAATTTTGCAGGAACATCTGCACCAGCTAAAGCTTTAAGCGGTCAAATTTGGTACGATAGCACAAATAAAAAGATTAAGTTTTTTGATGGTTCAAGATTCCGCACTTCGGGCGGATCTGAAGTTAGCCCAACACCACCGTCGGGACTAAGCACAGGCGATTTTTGGTTAGACTCAACTACTGATCAATTATATGTTTGGAATGGTACAAGTTTTGTATTAGTAGGACCGCAAATTGCAGAAGATTTAGGCGCCACAGCGTTAGAGGTAGTGGTAGTAAAAGATGTTTTAAACGTTAACCATACTATTATTAAATTTAATGTTGGTTCAGATTGTCAGGTTATAGCAAGTAAAACAGCTTTTACTCTTAACGGAGCAGTAAATCCTATTTCCGGATTTAGCGAAATTAGAAAAGGTTTCACGTTAATCAATACACCAACAACGGGTGTAACAACAGACGATCATTATTGGTGGGGAACAGCATCAAATACACTTAGACTTGGTGGCTTCTTAGCAAGCGAATATTTAAGAAACACCAATGCATTATTTCCAAACGGAGCAAAATTCTACGATGTTGGTTTTACACTAGGCGATTCAGACGACATAAATTTTTATATTGAGAACGGCGACCAACCTATTATTTCTAATCAATTAGGTTCTAGCGGATCTCAAAATATTACTATAAGAATTGAAACTTCTGGCGGCGATAAAGATTATGAATTTAATCAACTAGGATTTATACCTGGAACTAACAATTTGCTTGATTGCGGCGGAAATGCTGCGAGGTGGGCAAACGTATGGGCTACCACTTTTAGAGGAGCTTTAATAGGTAATGTTACAGGCAATGTTACAGGTAATCTAGTTGGTAATGTAAGTGGTAATGTTACAGGTAATCTAGTTGGTAATGTTGTATCGCCTAACGGTGTAGTTGCATTAACAGTTGGTACCACAGCAGGAACAGCGGTATTTGTTGGTACAGTTAACGGAACATCTACAAATGCATTAACTCTTAACGGCAACCCTGCAGAAGTAACTGGTCTAGCTACTACTGTAGCATTAAGAGACGGCGTTGGTGCATTAACAGCAACAGCATTCAACGGAACTGCAACGTTCGCAAATAGATTAAAGATTGATAATGCTGCTGTGGATACAGATCCAAATTACAGATCAGCTAAAACGTCAAGTACGGCCAGTACCATTGTTGCTAGAGACGCAAGCGGAGACATTTTTTGTAATGTATTGAATGGTACAGCGACTAGTGCTAGATATGCTGATTTAGCAGAAAAATATCTTGCTGATGCAGACTACGAAGTAGGAACAGTACTAGTTGTGGGCGGCGAAAAAGAAGTTACCGCTAGCACTTGGGGACAAAGAGCAATTGGTGTAGTGTCAGCAAATCCTGCTTATTTAATGAATAAAGACTTAGAAGGTGGCACAGTAGTAGCACTTAAAGGTCGAGTACCTGTTAAAGTAGTTGGATCTGTTAGAAAAGGAGATCGTTTAGTAGCAGGCGAGAGGGGATGTGCTGTTGGAGGTGTTCAACATACCAGTGATACATTTGCAATTGCATTAGAAAGTAGCGATAATACAGACGTAAAATTAATTGAAGCTGTAGTGCTTTAAGGATATAACATGGCAGCTGGAACAGGTTCGATAATTGAAGCAGTTGATTATAACACTATTCGAAATAAGGTTATCGCTATTATGGGAGCCGGTTCCGGACAATCGGGATACGGCCAAACAATATTAAGTTCGTCTGTTGCAATTGGTAATACTGTTACCAAAGCACAGTGGGATGCACTAAGATGGGATATTGTTAACGCAAGAATACACCAGGACGGAATTACACCGTCTGTTATACAGGCAGTTAGCGGTCAACCTATCAGATACGGTGCCGGACATCCAAATAATCAATATGATCTTCAAGCAGACACGCTCACATCTAACAAATGGTTAATTGGAACAGGTCAATTCGTGATTGATGCTGGAACCTCAGCAATAAGATCTTCTTCGTGGCTTTCTAACGTTTCGGCTATATGTACTGTGACCTTTGGTACCGCCGACCAGGCAAGATGGTTTTTCAATAGCGGAGGCAAGATACGAGTAACTTCGTCGAGGTCAGGAGGAACGGGTAGTCCTCAAAACAATTCTTGGACAAATCTGTTAGATTCAGCTGGAACTACAGAATTATCTGGTAATAGCGGGGGATTGGATTTTTATGAATTGACCACAGCTGATCAAGTTTTAAGATCAGTTCCTGGATCTGGAGCATATGCAGGAAATGTTTATACTGTATCCGCCAGATGTAATGTGGCTAATAATGTGGGCGGAACAGCCAATATAGTTTATCTTACAGTAACATTCACAGATTCCTATGTTTATACAGGATCCGGTGGAACTACTTTTCCAGATTTAGTAGATGGAAATTTGACTGTATCTGTTGATGAATTACGAGCCTCTGGTAATTTATTACCGGCCGGCACCGGGCCATTTACACTGGCTAGACCATCCTATTCAATCACTTCTATTACTGGATCATAAACAGCGCATAAATATTCTGACGATTAGGAATCTGAAGAAAAATGGCCGTAAATGACCTTGTCAAAACAGTAGATTATAATACAATCAGATCATTAATACTTGCGGTGTATTCTACCGGATCTGGAACCTTTGGTTACGGCCAAACAATGGCCAGCTCTTTCAAATTAGATCACGAAAAAGTTAGTCAGACAGATTGGGATAATCTTAGATACGATATTGTAAATTCTATTACTCACCAAGATGGTGTAGCTCCAACTATTACAGACATTAATGAAGGTCAAACCATTTCGTATTCAAACAATACGACATACACAACTTTAGCTACGCAGGCACAAACTAATCGATTAAACTTAGGAGCCGGGCAATTTCTCACTCAAGCCGCAACGTCGGCAACCAAAACTTGGAGCGCATCAACAACACCACAATTTTGGCTAAACCAGATAACCTGTGAAATAACCGCAACATTTTCTAATTCAAATCAAGCAAGATGGTTTTTCAACAGCGGCGGTGAAATTAGAATCCAAACTTCGAGAACTGGCGGAACAGTAAATCAACAAAATAATGCCTGGGGAACCTTGTTGACAACAGCAGGCATGCAAATTTTTGCATCCCAAACACCGACAGCAGGTTTTAGTCCAATGAATGGACAAAACTTTTATAGACTTACAAATGTTTACCAAACTTATTATACTATAAGCAGTTCCGTTCCGTATAACGCTAATAGTTACACACTTCAAGCTAAATGTGATGTTGCAGATAATTCAAGCGGAACTGCAACAGTGGTTTATCTAAGGGTAGTAATGACTGACGGATATATTGATCCCGGCGATACTCCATTGGATGTTCCAAGAACCAACGAAGGTGTTGATGGTGTGTTTACCGTCACAGTTACAGAAAAGAAAGCAACCGGAGCATTAATACCATCCGGTACTTTTAGCATCACTTCGCCAACCTATTCTGCAGGTTCTATAACCGGAACATAATTTTTCTTCGCAAAAAATAGCAGTATAAATAAACTGCTACTATTATTTGAGAGGGAAAAAAATGGACGACCGCTTAAAAAAAGCATTAGACTTTTCTAACTTTAGACAAACTGTCAACATCCAACGTAAAAATTTAAAAGAAAAATTGCAGGCAAAATTGACCTACGGTCATGCCGGCGGAATTTTTTATATAGATAGATCTTTGATATCCTTTGTACAACTCTGTATTGATCAGGGAAGAACTAGTGGTGTTCCGTTGTTGGATTCAAATGATAACCCAATTATCATTGAAGATTTATTAAAATTTAAAGATGAAATTTTTGATAGATATTTTTCTGCTGCATTTGAATACTCAAATGAATACGAAGCATTGAAAAAGAGCAGAACCGTAGAAAAATTATTAAACCTATGAAAAAAGGAGTTGTAATTTTTGCTCATAATAGTAGGCAGATTGATTATGCACTCATGTCTGTGATTGCTGGCGGCCTAGCTAAGAAAAATTTAAATGTTCCTGTTACTCTTATTACTGATGAGTCAACAGTTGAATGGATGAAAATTTCTAAAATACATAACAAAGCAAAAAAAATATTTGAAAATATAATTGAAGTTAAGAAGCCTGTTACTAATAATCAGCGTCTTCTAATAGATACCTATTCTTCAACTATGGTACCCTTTGTTAATGCCAACAGGGCAACAGTTTGGGACGTTACTCCTTATGAGAGAACTTTACTAATAGATAGTGATTTTTTAATCATGTCTAATTCATTGTCGGAATACTGGGAAGCGGATTCAAAATTTATGATATCATCTAGCATTAATGATGTTAGGGGCGATCGTATGGGAGTGTTGGATAAAGCCGTATCTGATACAGGCATTCCCTTATCGTGGGCTACCACTGTAATGTTTACTAAAGATAAAGAAACCAAAGTAATTTTTGATTTAGTTGAACATATTAGAGACAATTACGGACACTATGCAGATTTGTATAACTTTAATCCGGCAATATTTAGAAATGATATCGCTTTTAGTCTTGCAGCACATATTGTAAACGGATTTGAATACAATTCGCATAATCATCTACCACCAGTGTTAACAGCTATAGGTAGAGATTTAATTCATGATGTTGATGATAACAAATTAACTTTGTTAATAAACGATGAGTTTACTGAAGATGCAGTAGTCGCTACAGTTATTAAAGATAAGGATATTCACGTTATGAATAAACAATCTATTGTCCGTAATGCTAATAAATTTATGAGTCTATTATGAATTTTGGATATTTAATAATTATTGCCAAGCACGAAGAAATTGATTATCTCAAGTTGGCCTATGCTCTTGCGCTCAGTATAAAGAATACTCAAAAAGAAGGTTACGATAAAGTTGCGTTAATAACAGATGATGTGCAGTCTGTTAAAAAATTAAAAAGTCCCTGGGTGTTTAACAAGGTGATAAAATGGGATAAAGAAAAGCATTGGAATGGTAGATCTTTTATGGACGAACTTTCCCCATGGGAACATACCATTTGTTTAGATGCCGATATGCTATTCTTTAGAGATTATAGCCATTGGGTAGATTATTTTATTCAAAATTCTGAGTTGTATGTTGCAAATAAATCTTATACTTATAGAGATGAAGTAGTTAAAGATGATTATTATAGAAGAACATTTACTAGGAATGATTTGCCTAATCTATATTCATTCTATACATTCTTTAAAAAAGATAGTGCAAAAGCTAAAGAGTTTTTTGAGTTAGGACGATACATAATTAAAAATCCTGACGAGTTTAAAAATATCTTTTTAAAGAATCATAAACCAAAAGTTATAGGGACCGATGAAGCATTTGCTTTATCTAGTAAAATTTTAGATATTACTGATGAGATATCTTACGATCTAGATTTTCCCAAAGTTGTGCATTTAAAACCCATGATTCAAAAATGGCCCTGGCCTGCAGATAAAACTAGCGATCATGTCGGATTCTATTTAGACCTGCAAGGCCAATTAAAAATTGGTTGCTTTCAACAAGATAAGATTGTTCATTACAACGAAAAAGAATTGGTTACTGATGAAGTTGTAAGTATATTGGAAGAGATAGCATGGAAGAAGTAATTGATTTTGATAATTGGATTAAAAATTATTCTCCGCCCGATCTAATTTATTGGGCCATATATAATCCCGAAACTGGGGAAGTCATTGGAATCTATCCCGATGTTGCCGCTAAGGATCAAGTTCATAAAATCAAAATTGAAAATGATTTAGCAGAAGACATCATGAATGGTATCATCAGAATGAATACCTGTTTTGTGGATTTAGATTCTGATAAAATTGAGATCATTGAAAAGTATGGTTTACGAAAGATTGACGATATTATGCACAGGGTCCCTGACTATAAGTATAATAAGGTTGAAAATCCTGACCTGCTAATTGAATATGAATCTAAATCCAAAAAATTAACTTTTACAATGTCGGATAATATAAGAAACAAAAAAGTTTATTGGATGGATGAAACTGTTGTAAGTTTTGCAATAACAGCGTATAATGATCCTTATCATGTATTTCAAACTATCACTTGTACTTTAGACAATTTAAAAGAAAATCCTATGTCTTTTGTGATTGACACAAATGGCAAACGATTTAGTATTTTTACAAGGCGATTATTTAAAAAATATCTTTATAGGGAACTATGAGAGTTATAGAATTTGATGTTGTTTTTTTAAGCTACGACGAACCTAATGCAGATTTACATTATGCCGACCTTTGTAATAAGGTTCCCTGGGCTAAAAGAGTTCACGGTATCAAAGGTAGCGATGAAGCTCATAAAGAAGCCGCTCGTTTATCTGATACAGATTGGGTTATAACTGTTGATGCCGATAACATTGTTGATAATAAATTTTTCAATTTAGATATTGATTTCTCAAACGAAACTATAGATGTTTATAGTTGGTTAGGTAAAAACAATATCAATGGTTTACAATATGGTAATGGCGGCTTAAAAATTTGGCGTAAAGATTTTATTTTAAATATGAAAACACACGAAGCCAGCGAAAGTGATCGTGCTCAGGTAGACTTTTGTTGGGAAAACGGTTATAGGCAATTTATGACCTGTTATAGTGATGTAGTAATTAATGGTAGCCCTTTTCAAGCATGGCGCGCCGGCTTTAGAGAAGGAGTAAAAATGACCTTAGATGAAGGTCTCAAAGTCCCAAAGCACGAAATACAAGAAAGAGTATGGTGGCATAATTTACATAGATTAAAAATTTGGTCCACTATAGGTTCTCATGTTGAACACGGATTGTTTGCTATCTACGGGGCAAGACTAGGAAATTACATGACCAATTGTACAGATTGGAATTATGTAGACGTAAGAGATTTTGAAATATTACGCAATCTCTATGATACCAAAGTTAAAAAGTTTGAAACAGATCAAGACAGTTTAATTTCCGCTACACAAGAATTAGGAACTTTGTTACATAGAGAAGCAGGATTTGAATATCCTTACTTAGATAGGTATCAAAGTAAATATTTTTCTAATTTATATCAAGAAACTATAAATTTGTGTAACACATATTATAGAGACAAGTAATGTACGACATCCTATACGTTTCAAAAAGAATTGTTAATCAAAAAAATTGGTTAAAATTTAAAAAAAAATTTCCTACAGCTAGATTAGTTGAAGCTGTTAAAGATTTTAATGATCTAAAGTCTAAGTCATTTACAAAATTATTCTGGGCAATATGGGACGACTGTTTACTAGAAGAAAATTTTTTATTAGACTATGTTGTTCCTCGATGGGACGAAGAGTATGTTCATGTTTTTAAAAATGGAGATCACTTTGATGGTGTTAACATTTTTAATAAAAATCATATAATCAGCGAAAAAGAATTTACCTATAGATTTTTCACCAATAAAAAAGAAATAGATATACTTGCTAGTAAGCCAAGACCTTATGATAAATTTGTAATAGATAGTTACGATGATTATCTTGCAGCAAGAAACAACAGTTCCTCTGAATTATTTTATTTTGTACCAAAAGAAGTTGAAATAAATCCAACGTTTAAATTTAATCATTATTTTCCTCATCATAACGTTGTTGATAAAAAAAGCAATCATGTATTCAAACATATTTTTCGAGGAGAAGAAACATATACAGGTATATCATTAATACCTGCCGATGCCTTGCTCAGCCAAAAAGAAATAGATCATAGATTTTTAGTTGACAAAAAATTATATAAAGAAGTAGCCAGTATGGTACAACCCTATGATATTGTTTTTATCAGTTACAACGAACCAAATGCCGATGCAAATTATAAGGCGTTAAAGAAACGATTTCCTAGAGCTAAACGTGTACATGGTGTAAAAGGTATACACCAAGCACACATCGAAGCAGCCAAGCTGGTAGACACAATCATGTTTTGGGTAGTTGACGGAGATGCAGAAATTACTAAAGATTTTTATTTTGATCATCAGGTATCAAGTTATGAAAGAGATATTGTTCACGTTTGGCGCAGTAAAAATCCAGTTAACGATTTGATCTATGGTTACGGCGGCGTAAAACTTTTACCAACCAAGTTAACACTAAACATGGACGTATCAAAACCAGATATGACCACAAGTATTTCATCAAAATTTAAAGCGGTTCATGTCTTATCTAATATAACATCATTTAACACAGATCCTTTTAACACATGGAAAAGCGCATTTAGAGAATGCTGTAAATTGTCTAGTAAAGTTATTGACAGGCAAAAAAATGATGAGACCAATGATAGATTAAACACATGGTGTACTCTTGGCGAGGATCGACCCTACGGCAAATTCGCCATAGAAGGTGCTAGTGCGGGACGTACATACGGCGAAATGCATCAGGGTAATTTAGAAGCTTTGTCAAAGATTAATGACTTTGAATGGTTAAAAAGAATGTTTGACCAAACATATGAATGAACAAGAAATTAAATTTTATAGAAAGAAAAAGTTAGACGAAATAAGTCCTACTTTTTGTTTTGCCAAATGGCACCATTCGACAATATATCTACAACTTGGTCAAACTCACAGTTGTTATCATCCCCCTCCTCATTATATTCAAATAGAAGAACTTAAAACTAATCCTAGTGCATTACATAACACTAGTGAGAAAAAAGAACAACGTAGACAAATGCTCGCAGGAGAAAAACCTTCTGGATGTCAGTACTGCTGGAACATTGAGGCACTAGGACCTCAATATAAATCAGACAGACATGACAGAAATGAAAATATTTGGACGGATGATCGCTATGAAGAAGTAGCCAATAACGATCATAACCATAATATTAATCCTGAATATATTGAAATTAGTTTTGGTAACGAATGTAATTTTAAATGCGGGTACTGCCATCCAAAATACTCAAGCAGCTATTACAAAGAAATAAAAGATCACGGACCATATAAAATGGTCAAAAATCATAGAAATGACATAGATTGGTTTACAATTTATGAAGAAGAAAATAATCCTTATCTTGATGCATGGTGGCGTTGGTGGCCGGAAGTAAGTAAAACCCTACATATATTACGTATTACAGGTGGGGAACCTCTTTTACAGAAAAGCACATGGCGAATTTTTGAAAGTTTGACGGAAAACCCAATGCCTAAATTAGGGTTAAACATTAATAGCAATTTAGGTTCTAAGCCCCTTATCATCGAACGATTTGTTAATCATGTTAATCATTTAGTAGCAGAAAAAAAGATACGAGAATTTAAACTTTTTACCAGTATCGACACTTGGGGTCCTCAAGCTGAATATATAAGAACTGGTTTAGATCTCGATGTATGGGAACGAAATTTTGATCAGTATATGACGAAAACAACTGCACCTGTTACGATAATGATTACATTTAATATTTTAACAGTTACAAATTTTAAAAACCTATTAAAGAAGATATTAGAATGGCGATCAAAATATCATACAAAAAACGATGAGAGATTTAGAAGAATTGGATTTGACACGCCGCATCTTAAAGAGCCACTACAGTACGATATGAATATATTACCAAAAGACGAATTCATGCCCTATATGAATAATGCTTTAGATTTTATGAGTAAACATGTTAACGATAGTGATAACACAAAGTTTAGTCAACAAGAGTACGATAAATTTTCTCGAGTAGTGAAATACATGGAGACTACAAAGTATTCAGAAGAAAAATTAAAGGAAGGTCGTAAAGATTTTTATAATTGGTTTACGGAATACGATCGTCGCAGAGGGACAAGCTTTATAGATACATTTCCTGAAATGTATAATTTTTTTATTAATTGTCGAGATTGAAAAACTTTATTACTTTATTATAGAGACTATCATAAGGTCTGTTCCAAAAGACCATTCTGTTGTTATAAAGTTGTTCAATTGATTGATTAAATTTTTCTAGTAGACTTGCTTTGTCTATCTTTAATAATTCTTCAACAGATTTTATGTAAAGATGAAAT